TTTTGGCCCAAGGTGATGTCAGACTATCGGATGCTGACTCATCTAATTATGTTGCATTGCAAGCACCTACTACGTTAGCTGCAAACTATACGCTAACAATGCCTACGGCTGATGGCACAAGCAGCCAAGCTATTAAAACAGATGGCGCTGGCACATTGTCGTTTGGTAGTTGCGTTTCAACTGTAGGCTGGACAGGCGGTATTGTATCTGTAGCTACAGCAACAACTACTCCTGCGCTTACTGTTGCAGGTACGTCTGGTGGTATCCCATATTTTAGTAGTGGTTCAACATGGACATCATCTAGTGCATTAACTGCAAACGCTATTGTTGTCGGTGGTGGTGCTGGAGCTGCTCCTGCTACGGTTACTACTGGAACTGGCGTAGTTACTGCTCTAGGCGTTAATACAGGCTCCGCAGGTGCTTTTGTGGTCAATGGAGAGCTAATACCGGCAACAAATGGTGGCACTGGCTTAACTACTCCTGGTACTAGCGGCAACTTCCTGCAATCAAATGGGTCAACATGGATTAGTACAGCAGTTACACCTAGTATTTCATTAGTTGTTTCTAGCAGAACATCTAATACAATATTAGGGTCGTCTGATAACAGTACGTTGATTAATGTAACAAGTGGAACTTTTACGCAGACAATATCTGCTGTTTCAGGTTTAGCTGCTGGTTGGTATTGTTATTATAGGAATACTGGCACTGGTGTAGTTACAATTGATCCTAATAGCTCTGAGCTTATTGGTGGAGCAACTACTGCTGTCTGTAATCCTGGTGACATTTGGCTAATTCAATCTACTGGCACTGCGTTTCTTCTTAGTCGTTTAGCTGGTTCTAATTCTGTTGTTTATACATCTGGAACTAATACATTTACTGTACCTGCTGGCGTTTATCGCGTTTATGTTGAATGTTGGGGTGGTGGTGGATCAGCATCACAAGCTCAAGGAGCTGGAGGTGGTGGCTATGTTGCTGGATGGATAAATACAACTCCTGGAAGTACTATAACTGGAGTTGTTGGAGCTGGTGGCGTGGTTGGTGTTCCTCCTCCATCAAGCCCTGGCGGTTCTGGTAATGACACCACATTCTCTACATTTACTGCTGGTGGTGGACAATATGGTAGTGCAAATGCAACAGGTGGATCAGCATCTGGTGGAACTATTAACATAGTTGGTGGTAATGGTTCATCAATGTCAACGAATGTTTATGTTACTGCATTTGCATCAGGTGGATCAGCACCAAATGGAGGCTCTGGATTTTCTGGTATTACTGGTGGTAATGGCGCAATACCTGGCGGTGGTGCTGGATGTGGTTCTGGTAGCACGGGATCGTTTACAGGTGGCAGAGGTCAAATTAATGTTTGGTGGGTATGATTATGTCAGACATCAATCCACAGGAATTCGGCGCATTGCAAGCAGATGTTAAGACATTAACTTCTGAGATACATTTACTCCGCAAAGAGATGGCTGATGTAACTGCTATGCTTAACCAAGGTAAAGGTGGTCTATACACGATCATCTTTGCTGCTGGCGCACTTGGCTCCGTTATTACTTTAAGCGTTAAAAAAATATTCGGAGATTAAAATCGACCCGCTAACTATCGGCGCAGCAGTTGCCATTGCTAAAACTGCTGTTGCCGGAGTTAAAGAGCTAATCTCTCTAGGCCACGAAATCCAAGATTGCTATCACGATATAGCAACATTCTTCGATAAGCAAACAGAAGTAGAACTTGCTGTCATCGAGCAAAAAAAGCAGAAGATACAGGCTGCTAAAGAAGGCAGACGTAGTGCTACCGCAGAGGCGTTGGAAGCTACCTTTGCACATAGAGAGATGATACGGCTAGAAAAAGAGCTTAAAGAGGCTCTAATCTACGGTAGCCAGGAGTCAGGTCTATACGACGAGATGTGTCAGCGTCGAGATGCAATTATCCTAGAACGAAAACAAGAGATCGAAGATGCTGAACGCGAGGAGCGTATGCGTCTGGCTGAAATACGTCGTAAGAAAGAACAAAAAATACAGAATATTCAGGAATGGTTAGCGGTAGTGCTAGGCGTTTCTATTAGTAGTTTCGTAATGTATGCAATATGGTGGATGTTTAAAAACGGGGGTAAAGACTAATGATGACCTTAATTACTACGCTAATCTCTTTTCTATCTGGTGGCTTACCTAAGTTACTGGACTTCTTTCAAGATAAGCAAGATAAGAAGCATGAGTTAGCACTTGCTCAATTGCAAATGGCGCAGCAGCTAGAGATGGCTAACAAGGGTTTTGAGGCTCAAGCGCACATTGAGGACATAAAGACTGAGCAGATAGGCATTCAGACGCAAGCAGATGAGCGCATAGCGTTGTATTCTCACGACATTGAGATTGGTAAAGGTGCATCGCAGTGGGTTGTTAATGCTCGCGCTATGGTTCGCCCTACGATTACTTACGGTCTATTTTTATTGCTAGTTGCTATTGACATTGCTGGTGTTTGGTATGCCTGGACGCAAGACGCTCCGTTTAAGGAGATGATGGCGCTAGTTTGGGATGACGACACGCAAACTATTTGGGCTTCCGTAATTTCATTCTGGTTCGGCACACAGGCATTTAACAAGAAATGAAAGTAAGCGACAAGGCACTTAAAACCATAATCCACCATGAGGGTGTTAGATATAAGCCATATCTTTGCCCTGCTGGTTTATGGACTGTTGGTGTAGGCCACGTTTTATATCCCAAACAGGGACTATTGCCAGTAGCAGATAGAGGCTCTATAGGGCTTCGTATTGAGGACTTTAGACAGTTTACTAAGGATGAGGTAGATGCGATTCTTAAAGCAGACTTGCAGCGTTTTGAGCGAGGCGTACTACGTTATTGCCCTAGTCTTATTACTCAAGGGCAATTCGATTCTTTGGTCAGTTTTAGCTTTAATGTCGGTTTAGGTACTTTACAGCGGAGTACGTTGCGCCAAAAACACAACCGTGGTGACTTTGATGGTGCTGGTAGTGAATTCATGAAATATACACGTGGCGGTGGTAAGGTTCTCAAGGGTTTAGTTAATCGTCGTAAAGATGAAAGAGCAATGTATGGTTACTAAGAAGATACCGCAAGACTGTATGCCGATGTGTCAATCATGCGCTTTCTTTGATCGTGAGAAGAATGATGATGTCGGGCTTTGCAGACGCTATCCTCCATCTATGTTCTTTCTTGGCGATGATGATTTTGAGAGTTTATTCCCAATTACCGGAAAAAGTGAATGGTGCGGTGAATTTAAAAGGCAGGTGTCATAATGACTCACCACGTAACAGATGAGGAATTTATATCGGCATGGAACTCATGCGGCTCAGTTACTAAAGTAGCTGATATTTTGGGCATTAACCACAGATTTGTTAATCGCAAGCGTAGAGACATCGAAAAGCGGCAAGGTGTCCAGTTGCTTGCCACTGCTAAAAACAGCCCTGATTTCAATGTAACTTTGCCAGCTAACGGAGTTCGAGTTAATGTTGGATTGGAATCAGGCGTTGTTATCGTTGGCTCAGATGCTCACTACTGGCCTGGAATCATCTCCACAGCTCACAGGGCCTTTGTAGTGGCTGTTAAAGAGCTAAGCCCTAAGATGGTCATTATGAACGGTGATGCGTTTGACGGGGCTAATATCTCTCGTCATCCGCGTACAGGTTGGGAAGCCAGACCAAGCGTTAAACAGGAGCTAGAGGCTTGCAGAGATCGTATCTGTGAGATCGAGGATGCTGCTGGCAATGCCAAACTGCACTGGACATGGGGCAATCACGATATTCGCTGGAATAGCAGACTGTCCTCACAGGCTCCTGAGTTTGAGGGTATCCACGGCATGAACTTGACGGATCACTTCCCGCGTTGGAAGTTTTCTACTTCGGTGATGGTAAATGACCATACTCAAATCAAGCATCGCAACTATAACGGAGTTCATGCTGCTTATAACGCTGTTGTTAAGTCTGGCGTGTCTACAGTTAATGGTCATCTACACTCTCTTAAAGTCACTCCTTGGACTGATCTGACAGGTACTCGCTACGGTGTTGATACAGGCTCTCTAGCCGACGTATGGGGCGCTCAATTTGAATACACAGAGGACGGTACTAGAAACCATCGCAGCGGCTTTGTCGTGCTGACATTTTACGAAGGCAAGCTACTGCCTCCGGAGATGTTAGATGTCATTGATGAGGATAAAGGTCTTGTGTGCTTTCGAGGGCAGGTGATCGCGGTTTAATCCAGCTCGATGTCCAATCAGCCTTAACTGGTTGGAGTTTAGCCCTGCGTTTAGCTAGGAATAGGTATTTCTTGTCTATATCCTGGTTAAGTCTATTACGTGCTATTTGCGCTCTTTCTTTTGATGTAAGAGGCGCAGGTCTAGCAGCATCGTTATAGTTGCCAATGCAAAACACAGGCACATAGACTTCTTTTATCTCTTTCTGCTCTTTTATCCAGCTATCAATGTAGACGAGCTTGATCTTGCGTAAATGCTTGATATAGCCTTTCATCCATTTATTAGAGATAAAGAACTGCTTTTCTATCTCCGTGTATGTTGATGGTGTCTCAAGTATTTTGAGCAACTTAGCCATTCTTATTTCTGATGGCTTTGTGTTGTATTTCATCTCATTCATCTTTGACGAATACTCCGTTGCAATTTAGAAAACCTTTGCGGTCTTTAATTTCTGCATAAGCGTCTTGCAAGCAGTGAACGATAGATATGTCTTTGATAGCGCAGTAGATTATCAGAGTTACCAGTACATCTCCGACACCATCCTTAATTGCTGGCATATCGTCTTTGATCTCAGCGTCGCATAGCTCACCTAGCTCACTCACAGTTTTCATGAGTTGAGTGCTGGCTTCGGCATTGGGAATGATTCCGCGAGCTTCTGCCCATCGAATTACGTCAAGCTCTAGTGATGTCCACATTATTTACATATCCTTTTCTTTGCGTCTTTAAAGTTAGACTCGAACATCCAGCCTACACATTGCTTGTCAATGTCTGGCGATGTGACTGACGCTACTCCTTCAGTGAATCCACGGTGATATTCGTGTTGCAGTCTGTTCATAACACCTAAACCGATGCCAGGTACAGACGCTACGACCACAATCAATATCATTCCCCAGCGCATAGCTGCCTAATCTTTTTGATATCAATACCAAAAGTCTCATGCACTCGCAGGATGATTTCTGCTGACGGAACGATCTTTTTATTGCGAATCTTTGACAGTGTAGAGATGCCGATACCCATGTGTAAAGCAATGGCTCGATCATTCTTAAAACCGTGGTTTTTAATCAAATAGTCTAACAATTCCATTTTTATCCTTTATAAGTAGTGCAGGGTCACCAGTTCGAGAATACATGAAGGAGAATCTGGCCCCTGCTGCCGGTGTTACTCGCCACTACCGGCTAGGCGTGCAAACATCAAAAAGGCACGTCGGAAATATCGTCATCCGTAAACTTTTCCTGCTTTACTGCTGGTTTTGCTTCCTTCAACTTAAATGAGCAGCTCATAAACTTGCCAGACTTACCTTCTTTTAGCCAAGCTGATACATAGACTGCGTTGCCGTTTAAGTCTTTGCCGTCGCCTGAGTAATCAGGATGATTGTCTGATTGCTTTTGTTGATTCTTGAAAAGTGAAAAGCTGCCTGGTTTTGGATCGTATGCCATAAATTTACCTTTATCGTGTAGTAAGTTTCTTAATTGCACTGCGTTGCTTGCTATCAAACAAAGACCAAAGAGCTGTTTTGCTGTCTGCGTCTAAGCCTAATTCATTGATGTAATCGACTGCACCTTGCACGTCATTTTTTGTGAGCAATGAAATAGCCTCTACGCCGATGCTGCGGATAGTTTCTTGATCTTCTGCCGACATAGATTGAAACACGTCAACTGTAATCGGTTTAGCTGACATAGGCTCGCTAGAATCGATTGCATCGTGTTCGACTATCTCAAGTGCTGTGACGTATAGATAACGGCGGCTATAGGTCTCTACGGCCCCTAGATTCTGTATTGGGTGGCAACCTTTAAGCTGCGCTTCTGCCATTGGGCTAGTAAACGTCACGCAACCACCATTCTCAGTATCAATGATGCGTAGAGTAGCCAGCTCAGTACCAAACGAAACGACAGGGCAAAGTTTTAACTCAAAGAAAATAGATTGTATAGCTGGCAAAAAGTCGCCAAGCTCAAAGTATTTATATCCTGCAAACTTGTTGTGGCCTGACTTTTTTAGCTCTGTGTGCTGCAATTTAATACGGGCTTTTTGCAGTTTTTCGTAGACTAGCCATTGCTGCTGTTCTTCTTGCTCTTGTTGCTGGCGCATGATTATTTACCTTTATTTGAATTTTTTAGCGATGACAGTATTGAGTGTCCGAAGGTTCGATACAGTTTGAACTTCTTTAGCCTTAATCTGCTCCTTGCGAATACGGTCAAAAGTCTTAGCCACATTTGTCTTGCTAGAGTGAACATATTTAAACCTTGGGTCTAAGATTGATTTGGTATCGTTCATTTCTCTCCTTATTGAATGTAAGAAACTAAAAGATACCCTGCAATCAATAAAACTGCAATTACTTTCGGATGCCTTGCAAGCCAATCATCGGTAACTAAAAGTTTCATTGTTGTTCTTCTTTCATCTTCATAAAGTTAGCAGTTGTATAAGGTACGCCAATCGTTGTTGCTTTGCGCTGAACATCCCACAAGTGATTGATAAACTGTCCTAGATGATTAAACTCAGTGCCTAGCTCCTCATTGATCTGATCCAGAGCTATCTTCATTCCTGCTTCAATTCCTTCAGAGTAAGTCACTTTTCATTCCTCCAAAAAACCATTTATCGAATTTTGCATTATCGGATGATTCGCTTGCTTCTCTTGCTGCTACCCAAAGTGCGTCTGCCTCATCTTCTTGATACGCTGCCAGGCAAACTAACAGGTCATCTAGTTCTTCAATCATCTCTGTCTCCGTCGTTGGTATGACTGAACTATAGCGACATACGTTATTCGCTGCAAGAAATACTTTTCTATGAATATTTGTTCATCGATAGCAACAATCAATGACACAAAACTAGAAACTTGTATATTATTTAGCTGTCTACCCGCCTAATTAGGGTTTTTTAAGCGGGGGCAAAATAGCACAAATAGCGTAAATAGCAGTAGCAAGCAGGACTTTTGTCAGTTTTGTCAGTACCTAACTAGCCTCATTTAAGGAATTACAATGAGTTTATGGCGCAAAAGGAGAATAAAAATGCAAGAATTAGCTAGATGTTCAGATTGTGGGTGGATCGGCGATGCGGAAGATGTAGAGACAGGAATTTGCGATATGGTGTTTGCTGATCCTGTTGATATTTGCCCAGAGTGCGGTAACCCAGATTGCATAGCACCATACGAGGAAACTAAATAATGGACTTACCAAAGAAAGACAGCCGTAGATATCAGATTTGTGTGGCTTTTGCTAATTCTGGAATTATGACCGTACATAGCGTAGTAGAGGAATACGGTCTATTCGGCTTTAAAGATAAGAAACGAGTATCGTCAGAATTGAATTATCTCTGTACTACTGGGTGTCTCAAAAAGCTCAAAGACGCGTTTATGCCTACTTATGAACTGCGGCTAGCTGTACAGTCATTTGATAAGCCAGCGATGGTTCAACCACGTGAAGCAGTTCCATTTAGGAAGTTGTCTGACAAGTTTATGTTGCCAAAAATTAGCCCTAGAGGTGAGCCATTAAGAGAAATTTCATACATTGGGTTAGGAGCAAGCATTGCTGAGCATGTATACCGTTTCTAGTCCTGACTATACGTTTAGGCAAAAGTTCTGCCCAGGCTGTAAGCGTGCTAGGTCAGAAAAGAATTTCAATGGTGGAGTTTTATGCAAGATTTGCAGACTACGAAAAGTTAAGCTATAGTTTGTAAATCGTGTCGTACTTGGCGGTGCGATATGGAATGGCTAGGGTAGCTCCCGAAAAGACGATTCGTTACCGTCCTGCCAGTTCCTTCTACAGTAACGGCTACCAATAACGTGAGGTACAAATGAAACTTGTTCCAAAGAACTGGACTGTTTTCCAGCATTACAAAGATCGCTGCCCACCTTGGGTAAAGTTGCATCGAGAATTACTAAATGATAAAGAATTTATGTGCTTGCCTGTTGCTAGCAAAGCGCTAGCACCTTTACTTTGGCTGCTTGCAAGTGAGTCAAAAACAGGTGAGTTTGATGGGTCTATAGAGGAACTTGTCTTTAGATTAAGATTCACTGTTAAGGAAGTTGAGGCAGGACTTAAGCCATTGATTGATAAGGGATTTTTCCTTAGTGCTAGCGGAGTGCTAGCAGACTGCTTGCAAGGTGCTAGACCAGAGACAGAGACAGAGAGAGAGGAGAGGGAGAGACAGAAGCAGTTAGCGCTTGATGTAAAACTTGGCTTTGTTGAGTTTTGGAAATGTTATCCAAAAAAGATTGCAAAACCAAATGCAGAAAAAGCATGGATGAAGATTGCTCCAGATGTTGATTTAAGTAAAAGAATAATTCATGCGATTTCTGAACAAAAACTTCTTGAACGTGAGGAGCAGTTTATTCCTTATCCTGCAAGCTGGCTTAATGCTCGACGATGGGAAGATGACTTAGTGGCAGGAAAATCCAGTAATGGCTTGAAGTATTGGGAGAAGGGATACCAATCATGAAAGGCCATGTAGAACTACTCAAGTTGCGTATAGACGGTTTTAAACCAAGAGGCTTGTGGGTGTGCTACGGACATGATCCGCTAAAGGGTTGGAATACTTGGTCTAGGGCTGGCGATACATTGGCATTTCCTGAAATTGAGATATTGCCGATAGAAAATATCAATCAACTAGACTTGCGGTTTGCTGTAGGCTTGACAGTACACATTGCAAGCAACGAAAACATCACAAAACTAAAGAAAATCCATAACGCTTTTGTTTCTGCAAAGGCTAAATCGGTTTTTGTATCCTCCAAAAAATGCTTAATCTTACCTTCAGGGAGCGTATTAGATGACTATGTTCCTGCGTGAAGATATTGATTTCTCATCCTACTTGCGGGCTACCGATCTCAAGCAAAACGTCAAGGACGTATCGACATGGGTAGACGAGCTTACAGACAATCTTGAAAATCCGGTTATCGAAAAATCTACTCCGATGGAATGGGAGTGTACAAAGAACTTTGCATTTAGACCTGGTGAGGTAACTGTCTGGGCAGGTTCTAACGGTGGCGGCAAGTCTTTGCTGACAGGCCAGATTGCACTAGGTTTAGTCAAGCGCGGCGAGAAAGTATGCGTTGCGAGCTTTGAGATGAAACCCAAAGTATCGATTAAACGGCTTATAAGGCAGTTTGCAGGCGAAAACGTCGAGCTATTGGCATCCACACATGGACTGCCCTATAAACGCGCCTTGTATGACCGTTTTAAGGCTTTTGGTACTGGCAATATTTGGTTCTATGACCAACAGGGTACGGTAACGGCAGATCAAGTTATATCAATGGCAAGGTATTGCGCTGTTGAGCTTGGCGTAACTCATGTGTTTATTGATAGCTTGATGAAGTGCGTTGCTGGTGAGGATGACTATAACGGTCAAAAGCGTTTTGTTGATGAGATCACTGCATTGGCTAGAGACCATAATATCCATGTGCATCTTGTCCACCATATTCGCAAATTGCAGTCTGACGAGTTGATGCCGAACAAGAATGATCTTCGTGGCAGTAGCTCTATTACGGATCAGGTTGACAATGTTTTTATCGTCTGGCGCAATAAGAAAAAAGAGAACGAAGTCAATAAAGGTATGGAGACAGATATGTCTGCGCCTGACATGATTTTAATGAATGAAAAGCAGCGTAATGGAGAAAGCACTGAGTGGTATCACATGTGGTTTCACTTTGAAAGTAGCCAGTTTATTGAGAAATGGCAGGGTTTTCCGAGTGATTTTGACAATAAAGGACGGTTTAGACAATGAGAGTACTAGTTGCTTGTGAGTACAGCGGCACAGTACGCGATGCTTTTATAAAGCGAGGGCATGACGCAATTTCCTGTGATTTACTGCCAACCGATGTTGAAGGGCCTCATTATCAAGGAGATATATTTGACATTATTAATGATGGTTTTGATTTAATGATTGCTCATCCACCTTGCACAGATTTAGCAGTTTCAGGTGCAGCACATTTTGCAAAAAAACGAGCAGACGGTAGACAGCAAAAAAGTATAGATTTTTTTATGAAGTTAGCAGAATCAAATATTCCAAAATACGCTATTGAGAATCCTGTTTCTATCATGTCAACCGTTTGGAGAAAACCAAACCAAATAATTCAACCTTGGATGTTTGGCCATTTAGAGCAAAAAGCAACTTGTTTATGGACTAAAGACTTGCCATTACTAAAATCATCAAATGACGTAAAAAATGAAATGATGTTATTGCCAATAAATAAGCGTCAGCGTTTGCATTATCTTCCTCCGTCTGTTGATAGATGGAAAATCAGAAGTAAAACTTATCAAGGAATAGCTGATGCAATGGCTGAACAATGGGGATGAATGAGTTTTTTGAAGAAGAACGTCATAGATGTGAAGTCAGACAAGTAATCAAGTGGCGTATGCAAGATAGAAACAAGGCTATGGAATACCTGCAAGCAGTAGCAAAGAAAAGAGGCCAAGATTCAGCAGACAGATTGAGGAAGGATTCTGCTGAACAATGGGAACGCAAGAATCGAGGATTGGAGGGAGATTGGAAATGACTAGAGATGACATTATTAAGTTGGCCCTTATGGGGGAACGAAGTCTAAAACAAAGAATTGAGTGGGCAGTAGATATGGAACGCGAAGATTGTGCAAAAATTTGCGATACGGCTCAATTATTTGGAAATAGTGATGAGCGATGGTCGGCTAAATGTTGCTCAGAGGCTATCCGCGCAAGGGGGCAGAAATGAGAGCTGCTAGAGTTGACGTAAATCAAAAGCACATTGTCAATTGTCTACGTAAAGAGGGTTTTACGGTGCAGCACTTGCATAACGTCGGTGAAGGCTGCCCAGACATTTTAGTCGGCTACAAAGGATTAAATATCTTGATGGAGATCAAGGACGGTAGAAAGCCTGAGTCAGAACGAAAGCTCACAGCTCAACAAGTAATCTTTCATAAGATGTGGAAAGGACAAGTTGAGGTTGTCACTAGCCCAGAGCAAGCAATTCTGGCTGTCTTAGCGCATACCAATGGCAAATAACAAAAAGCCACGTAAGAAGCATATTCCTCGTAGAAACATTTTGCCAATGACTATTCGACACAATGCGCAAAGTGAGCAGACATTGCAGCTAGTACCGCATACCGAACTAATGAAGTTCCGTGAGGGTATAGGCGACGAGATAGGCTGGAATACGATCACAGCTCGATTAAACGTCGGGTTAGTGGCTGCATACCAGGCAGACTTTGATCCTGAGTATTACTTGCTAATGGATAGTTTAAAAGCAATTGTTAATGTGCGAGAGAGATTCTTAAATACTGGTAGATGGGGATTATCTGGCGACGATCTTAAAAGCATAGGCGATGGATTAGTTACTGTCGATAATCTACAACTATCAATAACAAGAAAGCAATTATCAAAAGCTATTGACTATGTATTTAAAAACGCAGGAGCTTTAGATGATGTTTCTAACTTATACGTGCAAATATGATAAATCCCAATGAAGCAATAGACTACATAATCAAGCACTCACAGGCTTATGCTAAAGCTAAAGCTCAAGTTACTTACTTGACTGAATACCGCAAGACTAAGAAAGCTATTTGTTTCCAATCAAGCCTAAGATTAACAATGGCAGAGAAAGAGGCAGACGCTTATGCTCATCCAGAGTACCAGGCTGTACTTGAAGGTCTTAGGGAGGCCGTAGAGGAGGCTGAAAGGCTCCGCTGGATGCTGATAGCAGCACAGGCTAGAGTTGATGTTTGGAGATCGTATGAGGCTTCTAATAGAAATACTGATAAGGCCACAAGATGAGCAGAGTTATTTCTTGGTTTAGTTGCGGGGCCGCTAGTGCTGTTGCTACAAAGTTAGCAATAAGTGAAAGCAAGGTTCCGGTTGAAGTTATTTATTGTCGAGTGGTAGAGGAGCATCCAGACAATGAACGATTTTTAAAAGATTGCGAAAAATGGTTTAATCAACCAATAAAAATTATTCAAAATGAAAAATATGAAGGAAGTATTTATAATGTTTTTGAAAAAAATAAATATATTGTTGGTGTAGCTGGCGCTCCTTGTACTAGGTTATTAAAAAAAGAAATAAGAAAAAAATATGAACAGTTAAATGATATTCAGGTATTTGGATATACAGCAGAAGAACAAGATCGGGTTGATAGATTTATAGATGCCAATAATGATGTAAATCTATGGTCTATATTAATAGAAAAAGGATTAACAAAAGAAGATTGTTTATCGTTACTTAGTAGAGCAGGAATAGAATTACCTGAAATGTATAAATTGGGTTATAAAAATAATAATTGCATAGGATGCGTTAAAGGTGGTCTTGGCTATTGGAATAAAATAAAAATAGATTTTCCAGTTCAATTTAATAAAATGGCTGAATTAGAAAAGAAAATAGGTGCAAAAATATTAAAATTTAAAGATGAGCGCATCTGGCTATCGGATTTACCTGAAAATGTTGGTGAGTATTTTTCTGAAAAGTCTATTGAATGTGGAATTTTTTGTCAATTAGCTGAGAATGATTTAAAGGAAAATATAAATGGATAAGAATGTACAGGCAGTTAGACAAAAGCTGGCAGATCGAGCTGAGTT